GACACCAAACGGATTTTCACCCGCAGTGCCGATAGACCAGCCGCCGAAGAAAAAAGGCCCACCAAAAGTTAAGCTGCTAAATCCTTCAATGTAGGCGCTAAACCTCCCCGTCCCAACCCAGATAATCACCATCAGTCCACCCTCTCCCAGATCAGCGATTCCCGTTCAGGGGTTGCGGGATCATCCGGCAGGAACTGCCCGCCCTCGCCACGGGATTGCGTCACCACCCACAGATCGCCGGCAGCATCCACCCACTCCTGACCCACGCTCACTGCAGCAGGCCGCAGTGAGCCGCCCAGTGCCGCCACGAATCCATCGGGCAGGTGGAGGGCAATCGCCAGCCCGCGCACCTCCTGCAGCAGCTCGGCGGACACCAGCCCCAGCCGGCGTAGGCCCAGCCAGGCTGCCCGAAAATCGTCCACGTCGCCGCCACCGGCAGCGGCCAGCAGGGTGGCAGGCAGGCTGAGCGCTGCAGCCGGGGCTGTGCTCACCCCGCCGCCCAGCAACGCATTGATCGCGGGGTGGCTCAGCAGAGTGCGCTTAAACGTCCTCCAGTCAGCAACTGGCGCCGGCTCCGGGATGTCCACCACGCTCCAGCCCCAGCGCCATTCGCCAGCCTCCAGGTCCACCGTGCGGGTCTGGTTGGCCTGCTGGCCGGGGAGAATCTCGGGGGCGGGCTCGCGCACCACACGGAGCACTGCGTAGCGGGGGTCGAGGCCCTGTACTGGGTCGTCATCAACCCTCGGATAGTTTCGGATCGCCCCGGTCTGCTGGTCGAGCAGCACGAAGTTTCGAGTCGTCATGCGTCGTTCCTTCGCACGGTGAGGTACAGCTTGGCCAGCCGACACCCGCCACCGGCCTGTGAAATGTCAAATCGCAGAACGTCGCCAGCCGCTGCTGTCGTGATCGCCAGCGTGCCGCTGCTGCCCGTGGTGCTTCCCACCTCGATCTGTGGGCGGACGCTGTAGATCGAGCTGGCATTCAGCCGGGCGTTGACCTGAAACGCCGATCCTGATGCTGCAGTATCCGCACTGAGCGCCGACGCCAGGATCTGCGCAGGCCACTGGAACGTATAGGTTTCAATCCCGTTCTCTGCAGTCGGATCGAACTTGCTGCCGCTCAGGTTGACCACCAGCTGATCCGTATCACGCTGGTGCCGGTGGTTCCCCAAGGCGTAGTCCGTGCCGCTACCGATCGTTGCAGTAGCCGCCAGTGGCTGCGGGGCGGCATTGGTCGGGGCGGCGCCGGGAGTCAGTAAAACAGCCATCAGACGTACTCCGTGACTTGAGCAGCGCCATTAGCGCTGGCCCAGATGCCGTAGATAGCATTCGGAACAATGCACTGCTGATCGAGCAGCAAGAAGGCCCCGGCAGGTACTTCGATAAAGCAGTTTGCTGTTGTTGCCGGATTGGTAAAGCTCAAATACAGCTTGCTAGTGCTGATATTGCTGATCGAGAATCCTTTGCGGTTGGCGTTTGCCGCAAGGATCGTTACGTTGCTGGCGCTGCTGGCCACACTGGTTGTGGTGGGAGTGCGAACGGGTACGGCGGTCTCGATTGGACCTTCTGTTTCTTCGACCGAAACCTTGAGATTCCCGCCTGCCGTGCAGTGAATATCGGTAAAATCGCCATTCGGTTTCATGGCGGCCAGAACCGCTTTCACCAGTTCCGCATCTTTCTCCGCGTTGATCACATCGCCAATGCGATGGCTAGAGGACTTGGTGTAGCCAGTCCTCAAAACGGTGAAGATCGCAAGCTTGGTGGTTGTCGTGCCACCGTTTGTGTAGGTCAGCCTGAAATAACGACCGCTTGGGGCAAAGCTGTAGGAGTCTAAGCCGCTGCCAGCAAGATATGTGTACTCTTCAATTGTTTCCCAGCTGACGTTATCAAGAGAAGCTTGAAGCTTCAGGCCGTTGGTGGCACTGGCATGAGAAGAGAGAATGCAAACGGAGATCGTGCCATATTTGGGCGAAACCTCAATCCCCGTACCAGTAAAAGTAGCGCCAGCATTTAGATTGACAGTAGTGCTATTGCCAGTATCAACAATTCCAGCAGGCGTTACAGGCTGACTGCCATCTACAAGTGCCGGAAGCTTGCCATCAATAGAGGCTACACCGGCTTCGAGTGTCCCAAGGTCTGCGTTGACCTCAACATCTCCATCAATAGCAATTACGAAGTTCCCCTCTGCGTCAACGGCGACAGGAATATCCGAACCGTTGGGTCCCCTCCCAATCAGAAATGAGCCCGGCATGGGAGTCGAGGCGTAAACACCCCGATCCTAGCCAGGCCAGCCGAGGCGACTTTCCCTAGCCAAGCTTCTCCTGGAAGACGCTTACAAATACGGCTCCGCTTTTAGTGAGCGGCAGGAGCTTATCACGGAGATCAAGGTTGTGCATCCGAATACAGCCGTGAGTGGAGAAGAGCTGCTGCATCGGAGCCCAAGCACCGGGCCAGCCACAAGCACTTCCGCCACCGTGAATCATGATTCCAGCTCTACCATATTTAGCCTCTTGATTCTCAAGCTCTACAAGGTCAAAGCTGTACCACCCGTAAGACATTAGGGTTTGATTGAAGGCGGGCTTTTCACCAGCCTGTTCATAATCTTTATAGACCTGGCCGATCCTATAAATGCCGGGAGGCGTATCAGTGTTCTTGTGGCGATATTCGTAATCGGATCCAGCCCCTCTTGCCAGTGCTTTCACGTTCCATAGCTGTTTGCCTTGATGATCGAAAGCCGTGGCCTCCTGTTTTATATCATTGACAACAACATGGAAATCGCCAGGCTTGAAGCCGAAATCGGCTGGTGTTTTCTTTGGCCCATCGGCACCTGGGATGACGATAAGCTGGGAGCTGCCCTGCTTGACAGGAGCTGTTGTAACAGGCTTTGCAGCGGGAGCCCTTTCATTCATAATGCGAACGAGGCTCTTGTCGTATTCAGGATCTGTTGCGTACCCTTCCGTCCTCAACATCTTTGCGGCATCTTCTCTTGTCGGCGCATTGTTTACGCCTTTGTAGTCCTTAAAGTTTTTGTACCACCTGCTGACAAGGTATTCAACAGCCTCTTTAGGGCTGCCAAAGTTGAGGAAGCCATCTTTGATTGTGATCCACTTGCCGTCAATGAACTCCTGTGTTGACTTTGTGGTTCCAGAACCCTTGAGGCCGAAGTAGTTGTGCGTGCCAGAGGGCTTTCTGTACCAGTCCGACTCCAGAGCCCCCTGAGCCGCCACAAGCTCCGGGTAGCGGGCTCCAGCTACCCTGGCCAGCTCGATCATGCTCTCCCACGTCACGGGAGCCCCAGGGGGGCTGCCAGCGGGCGCTATGTCGTTCGGGGTGGGTGATGGGGCCTTCGCCTCGACAGCGGCTACCCAGATGTCCCTCAGGTCGCCCCCAGGCTGAAGGGCTTCAGGGTCCAGTTCGGCAACACGGTCGAGAACTGCTTGGAAGAAGGCTCGGTGATGAGCCTTATACTTGTCGTAATGGTTGACGTAGTTGTTGGTGGGTATCTTGCTCGTCACGACGGATGTTTGTCGGCTGTGATACGAGCATCATAGATCGAGAAAAACTCATCAATCTCCGACTTTTTCCAGCTTTCGCCTGTGATTGATTCAAGTCTTTCCATTAGAGACCTCTCCATGGTTTTGCCGTCGTTTTGGACAATCATTCTCGGCATCTGCTCATCAAGGAACTGCATCGCAACAGGTGCATACTTGATGACTTTTCGCTTGAAAAACTTCTTGGCCGCAGGTTTGATAAGCGCTTCCTGTAGGCCCAGCCAGATAAATGCGATGGTTCCAGCGGCTAAGAATTCTGATGCTTTAGTAATCATCGGCCCCGGTCCCTGGTAGATTTTTCTTTGTTTAAGATTTTGCGAATCTGGTATCTGGTGGTTCTAAAGAATCTGGCCGCCTCTTCTTGAGTCGCACCAAGCGCCATGTAGTTCTCGATGCTTTCTTTGCTTGGTAGCTCGCTTTGTAGTGGCTCAGACTCGGGCGTATCAGTTGCAAGGCTTCGTCTATCTACCACTGGTGCTACGGGATCATCTTCATGTAGCTTTCTGTTGTAAGTATTGAAGCCTCCCCAACCAGTGAAGATTGCAGCAGCACCGCCGATTATGGCAGGAGCATTTGCATCAATGGCTTTATCGCATTGGCCGGGAGCTGTTTGGTAGCGAACGCAGTCAACAACTTTGTAGCCTCCGATTAAGAATGCTGTTACGCCAGCGAGCAGGCCACCGCCAAGGAAAGTTGGGGCAAGGCTCGGTTGCCGTTTCATTGCAGGGCTTCCACTGTTGGCAATGGAGCCTAGCAGTGGGGATTCAAGAATTGAACCGAGAAGTCTCATGGCGCCCTGCCATAGATAGGTCAATCATAGCCGTGCCAATTTTCAAGCAGTTACAACAGGGATACCCAAAGGCCAAATCTGGCCTGTGGTGGGAATAGTTGGGCCGGGTGGTTGGGGTGAACAGCCAAGATTGACCGCAAAGCTCCCGCCTTGAACAGCGAGCCGCAGGCCAGTGCGAACCGGCGTAGCGGTGGCCGTGATGCCGTTGAAGCTGATCCCCGAGAGTGTGACGCTGGCCTGACCTGCAGGGGATTGGTTAATCGTCGCCATCAGACCATCCGGGCGAGGAACAGCGGAGAGGCGCCGGTCACAGCAGAGCCGTTAGCGGCAAAGTCCAGCACCTCCCATTCCTCAGTGCTAGCGCTGACCACGAACGTGTCGCCTTGGCTAAATGAGTTGGTGGCGTAGTGGAAGGTCAGGCCAAAATCAGCGGGCAGCGATTCAGAGATGTATGGCATGAACGGCATACTGTGAAATACAGGATTGCTGTTGCTGGTGAAGGCGGGATTGGTGCCGCTAAAGTTATTGGGGAGGATGATGGCGCCGGGGCGGGCTCCGAAGGAAGCGCTTATTGCACTAGCGCCGGTCGTGTCAAAGGCGTCGCTGTTCAATGTAAATTGGTTTGATTGGTTGCCAACCGCTCCATAACAAATTGTACCTATGCGTGCAGTTTGCAAGCTGTAAGCGCTTGCGTCAGTGACCCCATTCAAAAACGTGCCAGCAGTCAAATCCCTCCTGAGGCCGGGGCCTCGTACAAAGGTCAATGTTCCGAATCTGCGATTTGTTACTGAAGGGCCAGCGCAGTAGGGGAGAACCCAACTAAACCCAGCAAAAAATCCCTTCGCCAAATCCATCCACGGCTGCACTGTCATGGCGTCATTCACAATGGTAAAACAGAATCTGGTTGCGCTAGTCTTAAGCACAAACCAGCTCTGATCCGCATCCACGCCACTGGTGTAGCGCACCAGCTCCACGGTGTTGGTCGTAGCAGCAGCGAGCATCTGCCAGTGGTTGGCTGTTGCGTTTGTCGTGGTGGCGAAGAAGTCCAGATACTGCGTGCCAGTTGGCTGATCCGTCGCAGCATTCCACCCTGTCGCCACATGCAACCACACGCCAGTAGTGGCAAACATGAACCAGTAGTAAGTTTTGCCATACGTCTTGGTCCCGTCGTAGGTGACTTCCAGAATCCGATTCTCGATGCTGTTGCTCAGGAACGAATCGAACCATGCTGTCATCAGCCCAGCATCAATAAACGCATCGCGGAACAAATCGGCCAGTTGCGATACAGTCCAGGTTGCTGTAGCGGTGTAGGTTTCCTTGGTGCAGGCCATGATGATCAGGGGGAGTAGAACGCCTCGGTGGGCGGGGTGAAGTTGCCGGTGCCGTAGAGGGCGGCGCCAGAGGTAAAACGGCCTTGGCCAAAAGTTGCAGCGTTGGTGGCCGAGCTATAAAACGCAGACAAGGAAAAGCCTGAAATTGTGTTAGAAAAAGAATCAACAAGCTGGCCCTTGGCTTGCAAATAATACATATTGCCGACTCTTTGTATGCACAAATGAACCATCCCGGTTAGGTCCATCTGGATTGATGATTCATCGTAGGATCCCGGTTGCGATTTTCCCGCTATTGCTTTGCTTCCTGCGACTCCCAGTTCGCTTGCCTGGCTGTTGTCGCTATTTCGTACAGCAATGCGCACATATTCTTCTTGCGCTGAATTAAGCGAGTCAATACCAGACACAAACCATTCGTAAGTAAAATCAGAGCCTTGACCGGATTCAATTAGTCCTTCTTCTATATATACTTGCACCTGCTCTGCGGATACGCTTGGCTGCCCCAGAAGGGTCGTTGCCGTAGCGTCTTCCGCTGCGCCCACTACGTTTTCATTCCCCGTGGACTCCACTAGGAACTCATCCCAATAAAAAGCAGATGACGGCTCCGGCGGCTCCGGCGGCCCACTAGGTATGCTATACTGCAAGGTATTTAGGGTGAGTGAAATTTCCCTGTTTTGGGTGTCCAAATTAGCTACGCGAAGAAAAACTTGACCATTCGTTCCCTGTATCATAGGAATTGGAGAGAGTCGAATGGTCTTGCGCGATTGTGTTGTTACAACCTCCGCGTAGAAATCTGTTCCGGCTGCTGGCGGTGTTCCGCCTGGGCTGGTTCGTGTATCAGCTGCCCTGGCAGCGCTCGTGCCGTAAACACGAATCCATGCCGGGTAAGCTGAAAATACCGTCAGAAGATCAAATAGCGGACTTGACTCTAGGATAAAATCTTCTGTGCTGCCGGGTGATAAACTCGCGGTAGTGTACTCAAGGGTCTGCAGGCTAATTGATTGATCGCCGCCGTCAGCCCCGATACCCCCCTTCATCGCAACGACGACCATCTTGGATGGTGCCAATGCCGCCATTGCAGCGTCTTCTACATTTGCCACCGAAACAGCAACTTCCGAAGCTCCTTCGGTGGTAACGTCAATCTGATTGCCTTCTGGAGAGACGGAAAGCTGGGCTACCGATGAAGCGTTGGCAACAGTCGCTACAGACTCGCCGTTGACGGTTGCTGTCTCAGCACTTGCAGCCTCATTTGCTGCTATAAGCGGCTGAACAATCTCTGTAAGTGCAATAGCTGTCATCAGGTGTTACGGGAGTACGTCCGTCGTATTGGTGCTGCGCCAGTGAGATAATAGTACCTTTCACCACTGGTATTTGTTAGCGAGAGGTCCCACACGTAGTCTTTCACTTGCAGTGGTGAAGTCACGGCTGGCGTCATAGATGCACTGCCAAGACCATTCGCCGCATCCTCAAGCGTGCAGGTGAATGTTGCCGCCTGTGTCCCGGTGACAGGATCAACGAGGTCAGCGTCAAGTGTATAACCTGTTAGATTACTTGGCTGCCCAACCCATATAGCGGGGTTTTCGCAACATTCTTCAGATACCGTAATTGGCGAACCACCACTTGTCGCTGATACGGTGAAAACATCACCTGTCAAGCCCGTTGAGCTGACAAAATAGACGGAATTAAGGTTGATCCCGCAGGGTATATCTGGATCGAGGGAGTCGGAAAGCAGGTTGGCAGATCCAGAGCCAATTGGAACAAAGACGACCTTAGTGTTAGCAGTCAGCTTGTGACATGGAACACTGAAGAATGGGTTCCCGCCAACAATATCAAGAAGCTTTACTGGTTGATACCGCTCAAGAACCCTGAACACCACCTTGAAGGTAGAGTTTTGCAGTATCTCAATGTTGAGGGTTGCTGGGTAAATCACTGCCTTGGGCTCCTGATGCAGATAAGCTTAGCTCTGGCTGAGGGTCGGAACCATGGCCATTACCCCGATACAGCAAGAGCGCTGCCGCCATCCTTCTCGATTGCATCAATCAACGATTGGTCGATGGAGTGACTTGCATAGGGGTCGATACCCTGAGCGAGAAGAGAAGCGTAAAGCGGCGATGCAAGTGCTTCGGGACTGGTTCCGAGGGGAACGTAATTTGGATCAGATGGAAGCATGGCTCAAAGAACGGTGTTGAAGGACGGAATGGTAATAGCGCGGTTCACGCTAATGCCGAGCCTGTAGCTGCGCAGAGCAACATTGATACCCTTGCTGCCATCGGACGTTATCACGGGATTGTCGCCAGTTGGATAGCCCTCGCCCGGAGCAGTCGCATTCACAGAGTCGAAATCTGGCCTGGCGGTCGAGTCGGCTGCAGCTTGGGCGATCCCGGCAACCTGGAAAATACTCTTTCCGCTGTTGGCGGCGGAACCGGGGGAAAGGCTAAAAGTAAATCCCGTCTCCGGCGTTTCAACACCAATGTTTCCGCCAAGCACACCACGAGTCTTGGTAGAGTTGTAGGAGTTCGCCCCAAAACTCCCCACAAAGCCCTGAAGCCGTGGGCCTGGGGTGCTGGTCGTTTCACCAACGCTCTGCCACACCCCTTTTGTGTTGAAGTTGGCTGGAGCATGTATGAACTGATCAAAGTAGGGGTTGCTTACTAGGTGAATGTGGTTTGGCAGAAGCTTGCCAGTTCCATCCCGATAGTAGGAGAAAGTATTAAAAGAGCTTCCGAGATTGTATCGAAGACTTGTCCCGCCGCCAAGGCGTAGGCTAATATCACCATATTCGCCTGGATCGACACCAATAAAGGTGTGGTAGCTTTGTCGCCACTCCCATGGCTGTGTTACAGACGATGCGCCATAGTGAGCATTTCCAGCCTGCGGCAGGGGTGCCGGGGTTCCCGCTACACCGGCAAACATTCCAGCTGTTGTGACCTTGGTTGCGCCAGCGATGTAGATATTTCTGATACTTGGCTCGCTGTCACCATAGATAGCGATCAGTGCCCCACGGGTCCCCCCGAGCGAATCTTTTCGGCTTGGCAGGCCGGGGCCAAATACACAATCCCTGATAACGCAGGTATCAGATTTGCCACCAAGAATTACAAACAGGTGGCTTGCAGTATAAGGTCGGTAGTCGGGATTCCTATTGTTTGCCTTACATATTTCATTGAGCAAGGTGTCTACGTTTGTGGTTGTGTTTGTCGTGTAAGAACTTGTCGGCGGATAGACAAATCCAGTAGAATTGTAAACAAGATCGGTAGCCGCCAGCCTACCTTCGGCTACCGCACGGATGACGTGCGGTAGGCCAAGAAAGTGAAATCCGCCCTCAAAGTCAAAACCCCGAGCGAATCGCATGTTAAGCGGAATGCAGTTTACCTGAAGCGAGCCACCGGATTCCGAGTTGGAATCAAGACTAATCGCAAAAGAGTGGAAGTTTACACAAGTAAAGTCGTCGAATCCATCTAAATCGTAGTAACCAGTGCCATCAAAATAGTTGTTTGGCGTACTATTGGTGCCAAGGCTGTTGCTTGCCCATTTGACCGCAGTGTGGTCTGCGTTCCATGCTACAAACTTGACATTGCATTCCCAGACCGACCCAGGACTGTAAAGGCCGGCTGCAATCCTGATCTCTGCGGTGCGATTCCCGCTTCCGATTATGGCGTTGGCGTACTCAGCCGCCCTAGCCAAGGTTGGAACAGCGAATGCCTTGTCAGTTGGCGGATTTTCCAGCATCTGGTCAAGGTTTCTGTTAGTCGCTCCCTGCCGAACGTAAACAGGAATTACATCGGTGCTGGCATTGATCAGGCTTTGAGTAATTGTCCAACGATTAAGGCCGCCAATTGTCACAACATGAGGCAGTGCCTCAATCGAGGCATCGCTGCCTGCAATGGGGATGTCGGTGGTCTCCGTTAGCTCCTCGTAGCTGGCAAGCTGAACAGCACCATTCCTGGTGGTCTTCGCAAGCGATTGATCGGAATAAGTTACAAGACCGCTTATCTCAAGATCCTGCACTAAGGCCGTTGCGCCGACCTGGATGCCATTTGGGAAGTCAGTTCTTTGGGCATCGTCAATACCAAGACCGCCAAGATCCTCTGGGCTGATGGTTGATCCGGTCGCAATATCTTCGAGGCCACGCGGCGAAACCTCGTAGCCGTCTTCGTTACTGCCTTTTGGAACTACTCTGCCGCCAAAAGCGTTTGTAAAGTAATAGGTGAATTTGTTGAATTCACTCATGTCCTGCTGGACGGCAGGCATTGCTTTTGAGTAGTTTCCGTATCCAGCCCACTCCCATTGATGGTTGTAGAGGCGGATTGTTGACGGCCTTCTAAACTCCACCGCCCAGCTGCCAAGTCCAGTAGCAGCTCCACCAGCGGGAGCGACAGGAAAATCAAGCGAACTGGAGGGATCCAGCTCACGGACTTGCTGAACCTTTGGCACAAGTGCGTTGTGCGCCGCAGATTCTGTAAAGCCGAGGGCACGCAAAAGAGCGTACGCCCCGAGGTAGTCGGTACTTGCCCGATACTGGTCACGGATTGGACCCGCAGCCGTCCATGCGGTTGTCCAGTTGATACCAAGGGTTGTCGAATCTTCGCTGTCGCTGGTATCTGTGTCGAGTACCAAAATCGGAGTTTCTTGACTGATCGGATCCTCTGGGTTGAAGGCGCTTGGCATGTGAACAAACACTTCACCCCAGAATCGCGGATCAGGCGATGCACCAGAACTGATCAGATCGTTCTTTGCTTGCCAGTGCTTACCTTGGTGGCGAACTACAGTCCCTTGCCGGTAAAAAGTTGCATTTGTATCATAGGCTTTGCTGGGAGCGCCGCGACGAATTGTTATCTCAGCCGTTTTCGCAACCCCGCTGCCAGGGGTTTCGCCAACGCCAACGCCAGAAACAATCAGAACCTCCTCGCCGCCAGGTGCGAGGACGCGGCTGATCGCACCACCAGATCGAGCGGGATCCGTCTGGAGCACCGAATCGCGCTGGGGCAGTCGAGCGCTGGCGGTGTTGTTCAGTAGGAGGGACACCCTCCGCTCGGCCACTGAACGGGTGTCAACGACCCGGCGAATGTAGACCCGCCTGCCAACAGCGGCAGTGCCCGCAGGGGCGTTCGTGGTGGCCTGAAGGGGCTCTCCGGTGGTGTTGATCACCGCAGGCGTCGAGCTGCTCCAGGCAGAGCCGGTCAGCGTGGCCCTCCAGTCCGGGCCGTTGGGGTTGTCGATCCAGATTCGAGAGCCACTGGCCAGGGTGTAGCCATCGGCAAGCAGGACAGCCGGGGTCGTCGCTGAACTGGCGTCGATTGCAAGACCACTGGTAAGGGTGATCCCCGAACTACTTACGCTGGCGACAACACCAAGATATATCCTGCGAAGATTCCCCAGCTTCTCGCTCAGGTTAAGGGGGACCCTGATACGGCCTACGGTCCAGTTTTTATCTTTTGCAAAAGCTGCACGCTTGTAACCCTTGGCAATGGCGCTGCAGCCACCAAAGGTAGAATTGCCTCCGTTATCTGTAATCTCGCCACCGTTGTCAGCCAGCGTGACTTCGCCTTGGCCAATCCCAAAGATGGATACCTTCTGGATATAGGCATCATTGATAGCGGAGATATGACGGGTCGTACGAGCTGGATTCCTTCTTAAATTGTCCGGTGAAGTATCAATGTATTTTTGGTAATCTTGGCTGGAATTTGTCAGAGTAACCCAGTTGCCACCTTCGTAAACTTGCCAGCACCTCAGGTCTTTTTGCTGGTTTGTGCCGGTGAAGTTAGCGCAAACCATTGACTTTAAGCCGCTTATCTTGTCACCATCCCAGAATGCACCGCCCATTCCATACTCAGAACGAACAGAGAAATTGAAAATGTAAGGCGATGCACCAGCAGTGGTATCCCAGCTGGAGGTGGGCGCTTGTGCCTGATTGATGGGGCCTACGATTTCGTGCTCGCTTGGGCGGGTAACAAGAAGCCCGTTTGCAAGATCAGCGCCAGAGCCAACAGCGGATGCAATCTTCAGGTAGAAGGCATCAAGCTCTGCTTTGCTCCCCGGCTGGAATACATCAAGCAGGTGAACGGATTCCGTATGCCCCACCTTGTCCATGGCGGTAGCATTGAAAAAGAATCCGGTTCCGCTTACCTTCAGAATCGCCCTGCGATTGCTGTAGTCTGCGGCTTCGTCTACAGCAGCTGGAACCCAGTTGGGGCGAATGGTTGTTTTGCGTAGATCCTGCCCATACATCGAGCAGCCACGAGGAAGAAGTACACCACCTGTAACAGGGTTGAAAGCTATCAGCTCTTCAATCGTTGGTGTCTTTGACTCCCCCCAGCTCGCCAGACCCGTAGGGCTGCTGCTGGGATTGTTGTAGACAATGTGAACGCCACCGCTTAAAACAATCGTTACGCAGTCAACATGAGCCTTCGGATCGGAATAGGTGTACCATTCCTTGCTCGTAATGATCGCTGCTTCAATTGCGGCCCTGTTGATACTCTTGAACGGTCTATATGGGGTATAGCCGCACTCAAGCCTTTGCTTTTCAATTCTTTTGAGCTTGCTCGCAATAATCTCTTCGTCGGTCGAGCCAGCCTCAAAGCTGTTGTAAGATCCGCCTACAAAATTGTCTGAGCCGATATATGGGTTGACGTAAAGAGTGAAAGGCGAGGAAAGGGGGTCGGCTTGCTCAAGAGCACCAGCAACTACATTGGCGTTTCCGCCAATTTGGCGCAGCATATCAACCAGTACGCCAAGCTGCTCTTTAACCGCTCCTTGGTCTTCGGCGTCGTTTATGAAACCGCTTGAGTCGGACGGGGCGAGAGCAGGCACGTTTTATCCCAACAGCGTGCCACTAGCCTAGCCAAGCCGTTCTGGACTGATTCGGCTAGGAGAAAACGCCTATTACAGGCTTGATGCCCATGCCATCTTTATCTTTGACGACGACGAATTGAGCGCTGTAGTTCACCGCGCCATCAAAAGACGCAGATATTTCCCCTGGGCCAAGCAGCATGTCACATTCAAACCAGACGGTCTCTTCCGGTTCGCAGGTTCCCAAAGCCTCCTCCTGCACCCTGAATCTCGCTCTGGCTTTGGATCCGGTCTCGGTCATCAAGGAAAGCCTTACAAAGCTCTTTGCATCCACCTTGCCAGAGCTACTTAAGCCGACAGGGATATAGCAGTTGAAGCTGCCAGACCCCCTCACAACATCCTTGACGCTATCACCAAAATCCTCGCCAATTGCGGTTGAATCGAGAACGGACGGGTCAGTTTGCAGCGCCCAGTCACGGCATTCTGCTAAAAAGTGCCAACCTCTTCTCTCGGGGTCGTCGTAAGATTTTTGAATTGGCTCCGGCGTTTCAAATAGATTTGTGGATGGCACTTCTTTGTCTATGCCTGCTCCAAACAGCGCAAGCCCAAGAGCTTCGACACTGAGCTGGTAAGCGTTTGACGAATCGTATGGAGCTATCAAAAGACTTTGATAGTGAACAGGAGAGAAGGGGACCAAGCCTGCAGGGTTTTTGCTAACAGCGTGCGACTCGGAAGTATAAAAAGTTATCTGATCAATTTGATTCCTATGGATATACGCAGAAACGAGTCTTACGAGACCGACCGATGATTCATCCTCCCAGAAGCACGAAGAGTCGCTGAGGCGCCAAAAGGGCTTTGAATCCGACCCTCTGTGCAGGGTTCTGGGGCCAGCCACGCCCTTGTCACCCCAGAACCTGTGGCCGTCTGGACATGGAGCGTATGCTGCGCCATTTATTTTTAGGGGGACGCCAAGATGCGAATAGATCAAAACTCGCTGACCAGTCCAAAAGCCTGGCTCACGGCAAAGGATTGAGGATTGCTTGGCAGCGGACTGTGGAAGCGCAGTGGGATCAGGCCACTCACGACTGAACTCAATTGCGCCGCCAGCACCAAGGATTACAGACATTAGAAGCTGCCAGTAACGGCTCCGGTAAACTGAATAGATATGTTGACACGCATCAAGTCCCCAACGGAAACCGATGCACCGCGAGACGTAACAATGGCACTTCCTTCCCTGGCTCCATCAGACGTGTTCTTGATCCATTCGACCTTCATTACGCCATCAACTGCGTTATTTTGATCAATCGCGTTAATCAGTGAGTTAGCGGTTGAGTCTTGAGGATCGTAGAAAAGGGTGCCAGAGAAGGTGTTGTTTCTCAGCCTGCTACTGACATAGGTTCTGTCCGAGACACCAAGCGGAGTCGTCTCAAGAGCAGGCTTTTCAGTCGGCTGCTCCGCAGAGATAAAGCTTCCTACATGGAAGCCATTCCAGTAAACATAGGCGTCTGCGCCGGTTGCGATACCCATGACTGAAACAGCGGAAAAGAGCGTACTAGCCTGCGACCAGCCTAGCAACGAACTCAATGGACATATTTGATAGCTGCCCGCCACCCTCTACCCTGTTGATACGTGGCGGCGACCCCTTGGCAAAGTACCAGGAAAGCCCTTGATAGGCGCTATTGTTTAAGTAGACCAGCAATTCCACTCCCGCACCCGAGAAAAAGGAGGAGTCAAAGTTGATTGAGGCAAGGCCGCCTGAGTCCAGATGACTTTTTAGCACAGAAGCGGCAATTGAATTTGCGACATTACTGAACTCGGTCTGAAGTCTACCCTCTGATGGGCGATTGCCAAACCTGCGCCTTGTATAGACACCTCCAATGCTTACATCTTCGCCTATTGGAAATTCTGGAGGCGAAAACTCCATGGATGACGGAATTATCAACGGAAAGTCAACGGTGCTCATTTTAAGATCTCCCAGTTGGCGTTGGATGATGTCCCTCCCCAATTCTGGGACAGAACCAGCCTGCCCGAGCTATCAA